TAGCGAGTGATAGCCAGGAAATTAAGAATATGTTTAAGAAACGATTTCCAAATAAGATTGTAACTCTTGAGCATGACATAGTACTCACATACAAATGTGACACACTCAAGAACTATGATGTCACACGAGAACAAAGACTCGCGTGTTACACTGATTGGTTCTTACTTTCAAAATGTAAAGATTTATATATCACTGCGGGTAACCAAGATCTCACCGACCTTTCAACATTTGGTTATAGTGCAGGAGCATATGGAAGATCAAATATCCATTTTGTTTTCAATTAATTTGAAATCTAGAATATTTAAACGGTGGTCCTGATCCTCGTTTAGAATATACTTAACATTCTTAATGTCTACCTTCTTTCCATAAAGTTCGTAAAATTTATCTTCAACCTTCTTCCTTTTTTCTTCATAGGTTTTGAATTCTTCAAAAAGTTTGTTGAAGTCAATCTTTGGTACATTTCTATAGTTATATACATAAGCCTTCCAGTTTGAAGGTTTTCTTGTATCGTGGTCAATGGTACTTTGACGTTCAATATCAGAAGTTTGGTGTGCAATTGGAATGTTGAGAATTGGTTTTTTTGAAGACATTAATAGACCATGAAAAACAATATCAATTGCTTCATCCATATTCAATTGTGTGAGAAAAGAAGTTGCAAAATCTAGAGACACCCAAAAAACTTCACTACCCCCATTATTTGGCAATTCATACACTTGTCGGAGTTTTGGTTGAAGATTGAAAAATGGTGATGTACCCATGTTTATGTATCCGTTGTTTTCAATTTCATCAGGAATACTATCCAAAATTTTGACCCAATCCCTATAAAACACAGCATCATCATCAATATGGAGAGCACATTCAATCTGTTCATCTACCATTTGCTTCATCGCCATAATCGTTTTTACGAAGTTACTGGTCAATTTGGGACCATAAGGAAGTTTTAACTTCGAATTAATCCAATGTACAAATTGATGGTCATGATTATAATCCTCAATCCAACGAATATCTTGAATGGGCACCCTCTCCTTCAAATGTTCCTCTAGAAAAACCTTTCTCCCAGGTGCCAGGTTAGGACAATGTTTAATGAATGCAACTCTAGGTATCTTCATATATTTCAACCTATATTAATTTCTATAAGTATAATAAAAAACATGGCTGCTATCACTAACACTATGCGTGCATCCAGGATGTATAACAACGCCAAGGCGATTGCCTCCGGTAAGGTTGACCTTGAGGTGTCGTGGGGTACTGTCGGTGGTATTCTCCTCCTTGGTTTCTTCTATATGGTTACGGCATCCATTGGTATTGGTGTCTTCTCCAAGTGTGATGCCATGAAGGGTAAGTCTGTCCAGGAGAACCTCAACAAGTACCTGGCGGCTACTCTTACCATTGCTCTCACCATCCCCTTCACTCTCTTCATCACTAAGCTTGCCAAGAATGAGGCTGGTGTTTTCATGCTCATCTATTCCCTCATGGGTCTCATTGGTGGAGCTGCGGCTCTCAACTGGACCCTTAAATGCCCAGATGCCAAGGAGGCTGAGAAGGGGTATTCCGCGTTCAGTGTTGTCCTATTCACCATTACCCTACTCGCTTCATTCTACGTGATGAGACCTAAGAAAATGACACTTTCACGTGGCTTGGGTATGGGATTTGGCTCTAAAACATTATAAATATGTACAATAGAGAATGAAACCCATAGCTGTAAATGTATATATTCTCATGATGTTCATGGCCTACGTGATGCGGAGGGCAGGAACATTTACTATGAATGAAAAAATAAGAATGATTGATTTTGTGAGTTATATGGCTGTCAACCCCGACTCTAGAATAGAGGAACATGAGGGTGGAGTGACTCTGTTAGGAGAAGCGATGCGATGCCAACCATCGCAAGTCGGCCGTTTACTAGCTCTGTCTCAGGCTTCCAAAAGCCCTGGATATAGCCCTCATCCTTAGGATTCGCCGCTGTTCCGAGAAACGCCAAACTGGCAACAGCGACAGAAAGACCAATGTTATCTTGGAACTGGGTACTGATAGAGTTACCAGTCATGATCTCATCAATCACAGCGGAGGTGAAACCAATCATAGCAGCACGACCGTTTACACGCTCAGCGACGGAAAGAAAGTCATTGGGACGCTCAATCGGAGTGAGTTTGGGTGGTCTAACAACAGAAGATTTGGTCTTCTTTTCAATCTTATTGGGTGTGAAGGAAGGCTTTGTGGATGCACGAATGAGAAGGCTCATTTCTATGTTGATGACGTCAGCAAACTTTAAGCTTGTTTGCTATCCTCGAAGAATAATACTTGATTTAATCTATATTGATCACCAAAATATCTCTCGTCTGTGATGTGCAGTCCATGTGGAAATTGTAAACCATTAAATAATACACATCTATTAAATTTAGACTCTAATGTTTTCATAATTTCCCAGTTTTCTTTAGACCTCCATGGGTCCACATGTTCTCCTCTAGTTTCTGGAAGGTCAGGTTTTACCCGCCTGTATAAATTTGTACCACATTCAGAGTCACCTTTGTTCATATATATAAGTGCAGTATATCCGTAATCTATATGTGGATGCCAATAATTATTTTTGTAATCGTTAAACTTGTTTTTAAAAAACCTAGTTTTATTAGTTAAAATGGGTTTATGTTTGTGGACAGGTGTATGGCCACATATTTTAGATAAATGAGTATAAACTGATAGAATTTCTCTGTTCGTAACAATACAATGTCTTCTATCATCAAAATATTTACCATTTAAATTTTGACAGCCATCAGCGGTGTAAACACCGGTATGCCTAGGAGCGTATGTCGTATCAAGATATTTGACGATATCATCAGGATGTTTATAAAAATCATCAATGTAGTACAGGTTTGATCCCATAAAAGACTCTTGTACAACTACAGCTTTTTCATTCAAATCAAACAGAGTCATATGTTATTTATTTTTACTTTCTTTAACCATAATTTTATTAAGTATGTAAAGTTGAACAACTAAACCTATACCAGTGTAGGCTACAGTAAAGTTCATACCATATTTTCTAGACTGATACACGAGCCATAGACAACTCGCTAATATACTAAGCATCACAGCATTCTTAGATTTTTCGTCAACTTCTTGAGATTTTTTAAAGTCCTGGTGCATCTGAATGAATCCAATACCGAAGGCGATCGCGGCAAGTACGTTATCGGTGTTCATTTTTAATGTACACTAAGAATATAAATGGACGCTATCATCGAAAAATTTTCGGGTAAGATTGACGCTAAGGCTGTCATCACGTTGATTGAAGATATCAAGAGAGAATACCTGGGAGATGGTCTCCAGAAGGAGGACATTCCTCCAATCGTCGCGAAGCTGATGATGAACGCCTCTAAGTTCAAGCAACTTGAGGGTCCCCAGAAAAAGAAACTTGTCATTGCCCTCCTTTACCATCTCATTGAGGAGATTGAAGAAGGTGAGAAGGATACTGAATTTGAAACTATGTTGAAGACCATGGTTCCACCTATTATTGATGGATTTGCTGGTATGCTTAAAGCTAATAAGGCCGTCCGTGATCTATTTTCGTGCTGTATGAAACCAAATTAAGGATTTGAACTATTAATAAGGTAGTATGAGGTTTCCTCCATTGGAGGTTATGATACAGTACGGAATATATACCGTAAGAGAACTTGATCGTTTTTCCAAAGGACTGGTCCCGAAAAAGAAAAACCTAAGTGTACTCAACGAGTGCAAAAATTGTGCTTTTGTATTTCCTGGGCCTACGTGTAACAATTGCCAGGTATGAAGTATTGTACCGTCAGTAGTTGTATGACCAGAGGTCCGGAAGTTGTAAGTAATAATCATATGTGTGCAGAGAGACAACTTATTCGTCGTCTTTACCGTGAATGTTTAAGAAAGGGTTATAAACCTCATCAATTTACAGAATGGTTACACCGAAAATATGGACAAATGATTGTTTTTAGAAAAAATATACACGGAGACGCTATATCATTACCATGTGTTTTATGCAGGAAAATGATAGAGCGGTACGATATATGTTGGTCAGCTCATGATGGAGATAAATGGGTTCATAGTAAAAAAACTGAACAATTACCACCTTCACTACCAACAGCTAAACAAAAAAGAATGTTAGGTTTTGGGAGTGATGATGAGACCCAAAGCTGATTCCAAATTATTATGACTTCGTTTTAGTGGTTTAGTTCTTTTTAGTTTTAGCGCGTTGTTAGATGAAGATGCATTCTTTATTTCATTCATTCTCTTTGTGTCTGAAATAACGGGTACTACGTTATTTACAACTGAAGATGTTTCAATCTTTTTAGGTTCTCCCAAATCATTCGTTTGATTTTTCCTAAATTCCTCTATCGTCATGTCACCACCAAACTCCTTAAGTTTATACCTGTTCGGCGCAGGTTTAACATGTCCAAATTGATTGTACATCTTTTTACGCATCACTAGAATATTTCCACATACAAGACCACCCTTTGTACATCCATATTTATCTATCGCATGGGACTTTACACAACTCCATGAACAGTAGTTGCCAGCTGTGTAAAATTTATTTCTATGTTCATCATATTTGTAAGGCATACTTAGAGGTGTTCCCTCGAAAGAATGACAACACCACCAACACCACATAAAGTAAAGATTTACTACTTCTTTAAGCTTAACATTACAACAATTATGATTGTACATATACACGATGACAGACTGGTTGATAGGTAAGTAAGATACCTAACATCCTGGTCTTTCCAATTAAATTTCTTTGGAAAGCGGGTGATAGGAAGTATATTTAATGGAAATTTATCAAACGGAGGTTGTCTCTCTAAATCCATAAAACTCGTATCTCGCTCTTCATCCCACCAATCTGGAAAAGTTCTTTCTCTATCTGGGTCATAATTACACTTGACAGCAAGTTGATTATTTGTGTGTGTTCGTATATCTATGTCTTTACCACATATCGGATACGTGGATGCACAGTCACTTTTAACATCCGGTGGAATATAACCACTATCACATGACCTAGGTCTACAATGACCCTTAGTTTTGAGGATAGTGTAGGATGCGGGATCTTCTATTTCATCTTGATCTTTACCCGCAGCAAGAGCCGCAGCTCTGAGCTCATTTCTCTCTTCCAATGTACTAAAAGCTTCCTTGTTTGATTCCAATATATCATAATAGGTACACCCAGCTGCGTTAGGGTGCTCATCACACACCATGTTCTTCATGTTGTAACAGGTACAATCCAAATCATCTGGTTTTGCCTTACAATACTTAACCCAAGTACTGTCGTATTTATTTGAAAGGTTTTCTTTAGAACATTTATCATTAGCTTTCATACGATTTTGTGCATCCGGACCTATAGTAATCCCATTGCTTGATGACGCATCCGGACCCTCTTCATTGAGACACCACTGTGATCTTAATTTATTAGTTGGATCCCTGGTTGTACCACACGTCTCACCACCACCAATTTGAGTATTGTAATTCTCTAAAGATTCACAAAACTCATCAGCGAGTGTTTCATATCCAAAAGTTGATTCACACCCTGTACTTTTAATGTACTGGAGTGCCATCCCCGTGATTGGCATATTTTCACGGTTTGTCAGATAATCATCTCCATATTCCACTCTTAGTTGTTTATCCATTTCTTCACACTGGTCAATCTCAACCGTGGGATAATTCGTTTCTGGAGTACAGTCAACTAGACCTAAACCACATGCAGCGGCTGCACCAGCACCAATAAGAAGAGCCATGGTTATCTGTTAAACACTGAGATTTTATTTAACTTATTGCTAAAAATAACAATAGTAAACACATGCACGACGAGACAGATGATACACCTACACTAACCATCTTAGTTGGATCGCTAAAATCATCTACAGATGTTGGTATGAATTTCATAAAACCCTCATCGTCATCGTCATCGTTTTTTTCAATCGGGTAACCATTCTCATCATATTCTACACCACCTATATTACACGAAGTTATAATATCAGATTGAACAAGATTCTCGGCGTTGATTTCTGGCATTCCACAAATATTTATGGATGCTGAACAGCGCGCATCACGAGTGGGGTCTTCCGGGATCCATTTAGAAATATTTCCTTCTTGTTGACACACCAGACCATAACACGATTCACGGCCAATCCATTCAGATTTAAAACCATCAGGTGTAGCTGCGACAAGAGGATCGTAGTGTTCAGCTTTTGCTGCACACCCTGCGGCGTTGGGGTCACTGTCACACACACCGTTTACTACATTGTAACATGTACACCATTGATCAGCTTTACCATCATCAGTTTGGCAGTATGCCGCTGCAAGTTCGGGGTATACTTGAGGTCCTAGATATTCTTTTGTACAATACGCCGACTGTATTCTATTACCTACACTACAATAATCTCTCGCAATAGCCTGACCCTCGTTTCTTTCCTTACATGTACCACCACCTGGATCTTTCGTAAAATTAGCAGTATCTGAACAAAATAGAGTTCTCTGTGTCTCTAGCCATATACTTAATGTATTATTACAACGAGAACCCTCCTGATTCGGATCAAACGACCTCAATTTCTGTGCAGTTGGAGTTACATAAAAAGTGGAACACGCCGGTGGTGTCTCAGGTGCTGGTGCTGGTGCTGGTTCTGATGGATTAAATAAACCTCCAACAAAACCAGTGACTGGATTACTGTCACCTGTAATTGCATCCGAGATCATACCAATAGGTGTGTACGAAATGACTTCATTAGCGTCTTCAGCAGGTACAAGACCACCAGTGGCAACCTCAATAACGTCTCCAAAAGAAAAATGCTCTTTTCGTGGTAGTAAACTCCTTACTAAACCAATTCCCATGATTTCTAAATCTACTATCTACTGAGATTTTATTAAACATTAGGTCAACTTTAATAAAATCGTATACACTTTATTTACATAAAAATTTACAGGGTCTTTAGGAGTTCCAAAAGTTCAGCCTTTTTACCTTCGGTCGCGAGTTCTAGGATCTTCTCGAGTTTACTCTCATCGCCCGTCATCTTCTTGGCCATACCATAGACAACAAATGGATTGGGTTCATCGCGGTTCTCAACGTATAAAACAACGTCTGAATCATTCGCGGGATCACCCTCCATATTTTCAACTCGCCTGGAACGCATGAGTAACCAACCCGCGATAACGATGATCGCCACAACTAGGACAACCTGGTTAAGTTTTATCTTTTTGAAGTTGAGTTTCATTATACATTTTGGTAACATTATTTTCTCAGTACAAATTAATAAATCATGGGAGGTGGTGGTGATCAACGAATCAATCAAGCCTTCAACATCTCGTCTATGAATCAAAGTATTTTTGAACAAACTACAACAAATAAATCCGAATCTATAGCGTCTCAAGCTAATATTCAGACAATGAGTCTTGATATGAGAAATGTAAAGGGTTGCACCACCACTGTCACACAGAACATTGACGCAACAGCAAGTGCGAGTTCTGAACTTAATAATACACAGGAAACTGCGATTAGAAATGCTATTACCAATGAAATGACAGCGGCGGTACAGGCTCAAGTTGACAAAGTTACAGAAGCGGGTAACTTTCAATTTGGTGACAAACAGAACGTTAGCCAAGAACTTAACTTGGCAGTTACAAATATTGTTGAAAATGTCGTAAATGTTGAAAATATAAACGCGGCTCTAGCAGAACAGGTAAGTATTCAGGATGGTATGTACACCATTGATGGTTATGATTGCACCCTAGGTGGTTCAATTAACTATAGCCAGGATATCACGGCACAAGTTGTTGCCACGATGGTGACTAACAATCTTGTTGATGCCATAGCGTCTAGTGATATCTTAAATCAACTCGATGCCGCCGCGGATGCAGCTGCAAAGACTGAGAACAAGGGTATCGCGGATATTATTGGCACCTTCTTTGAGGGTCTCACTGGTCCTATGAAGTACGCGATGATTGCCTCTGTGGTGTGCTGCTGTATGATTATCGTACTCGTTATGGTTATGGCTCTGTCCCCAGCTGGGCAAAAGGGTATGACCAACATGAGTGGGGCCGCTGCTCGTCGCTTCTAAAATCCATTTGTAATAATTCCATCAACACCGTACCTATACATATATTCCAACTCTTCGTCTTCTTTATGTGTATACGTATAAACCTTAATATCTTCAGATTTACAGTAGTTTATGAAATCACTGTCTAAACATGTCCAATGGAGTATAACCGCGTTGAGACCCATCGCGATTAGAGGATATTCACTTGTGTGAAAAGTTGTCTCAAAAGTTGAACCTATTTTGAATTCTTGTGGTAAACTGTAAATAATCTTACGATTGAAACTACAAAAAAATACATTTTCGGTTGACTCCTTCTCATAAAATTTTTCTAGAGCTTTGACAATCCCCAAGTCCTTACCCTTTATGTCTAGAAGTAGAAGTGTTCGTCTTAATTCTGGTATATGGTCATACACATCCTGAAGTGTACATATCCCTAATTCTCTTACATGTTCCAAAGACATATCGGAAATGAACTTACCCATAATGTATACATCATGAAACAGGACGAGCTCCCCAGTCTCACAAAGTTGTACATCAATCTCAACGCCATCGTATTCCCTATGAATTGCTTCTCTTATAGCTTCAATGCTATTATCTTTGTATTTTAGGGAATACCCACGATGTGCGATACACTTCATTAACTTAAAGGTATATTTAAAGATCTATCTAATGATTCTAAGTATTGATGTTGGTATAAGGAATTTGGCGATGTGCTTACTTGATGAAGATCATGATAATCTCGTGAGGGAATGGGATGTTTCAGGTGTTCCACCTGAACATGAAGATGGTGTTTATGTGTCTCTTAGAAAACACTTAGATGAGAGACCTTGGGTACTTGGGGCTAAGACAATCCTCATTGAAAAACAACCCGATCGTAACAAGAAGATGATCTCAGTGATGCACTTTCTCCACGCATATTTCATTATTAAATGTCCTCAAGCAGAGACAATCATTTATGATGCACGTCATAAGATTCCAGATGTTGCTGGCCCGGGTAAAGCGCAATACAATAAAAGAAAAAAGGTTTCCATAGAGAGGTGCGAAGAATTTATTAGGGGTGGGACGACCAACGCACACTGGTTAGATACGTTTCTCAAATCAAAAAAGAAGGATGACCTAGCAGACACTGTGATGCAGGCCCTATCCTTTGTTAATAGGGTGGATGCCAAAACCACAAAGAAAGTCAAGAAAACTACAAAGCTGATACCAAGGCGTCCAAACGAAAACCAAAAGAGAACAAAGTATTCAAAGTCAAATTTAGCGTGGATTTATCTTAATAAACCTGAGTGTGAAGTTCTAGAAAACAACAAGAGGTTTATGAAGGATCTTAAGAGATATTTCAAAGACATAGAAGATTTAATCACAAAGATATAACGGTACAACCATCGCATACTTATATTCGGCCTTAACCTCATTTCCACAATGAGGATATGACCACGTTCCCGGCCATATTAAAGCTTTACCACATTCCGGTCTAACTTTTCTACCATGATAAAATTCAGTACAACCACCTTCTTCAGGTTCTAACGTATTCAGATAAATCATTAGTGTAGCAAAATGTTCAACATCAGTAGAATCATAATGCCAAGCATATTTACCACCTCTGGGTTGTCTCTGAATTGTTGGTGCATAATCATGTATCGGTTTTAATTCAAGTTTAGCTTCAAACATATGAAGTGGTTGATCGTGTATGTTTTCATTATATAAACGAATCATATATTGTTTGTATGCATCTTTGATATATTTTTTAATTTCTTTATCTTCACTTTTCATAGTAGGTTCACAACATGTACATCGTTCCATAGAATTTTTTAATTCTGGATTAACCATTTCTCTTCCATTATACGTAACCGTTCCCTTTCTAAGAGGAGTGGTTGAATTTTCAAATTTTTCAATTAAAGTTTTACAGAGCGTTTCTGGTACAAAGTTTGGTAACTCTAAAATGAGATCGTTATGTTCTTTCATCTACTTATAAGTTATCTAACTTCTTTAAATTAATTAAGGAAATGAAGTGTGTACAGTATATACAATGAGTCTCACTATCCGAATGTCTGCCTCCACCAACAAACCAAATCTTGATAAGGTCATTAAGAACAACAGGCGTCTCAGATCTGCAGCGTATTCTTCAAAAAAGAATAGGAAACATCATCGTTTAGCAATTGATGAACTCGATACATTTTTGGATCTCATAGATAACGCCATTGATGCCATGAATGATACTACAATTGAGATTGAAAAGACACAAGAGAAACTTTATGAGTTATACGACTTTTGCGGAGAAGTACCTTTCGATGAGAGTTGTGATTATTAAAGATTAGAACGGATAGATTGTTATAATGAATAAAGTGTTGGATCATGGATTTGTTGAACTTGTAGACCATATGCCCAGAGAGAATCTAGATAAGGCTATCGTTGATGGAGCTCGTGTGAGTTATCAAACGGGTACTAAAACGACACGCGGTGACCGTGGTCTCATTCGTTACCTTGTCCGTAATTGGCATACTTCACCCCTAGAACTCGTAGTATTTAAATTTAGGATCAAGGCACCTCTGTACATTGCACGGCAGTGGTTGAGACACCGGACAGCCTCTGTAAATGAAATGTCCGCTCGATATTCAATCGTTGATGAGGAGTATTATGAACCGGAAGTACTTCGAGGGCAGTCTACTGTAAATCATCAGGGATCTGAGGGTGTTGTGGAACTTGAAGATGATCTGAACAGAGCTCTTTCTGAACAGTATAAACAGGCGTTTAAATTGTATGAACAACTACTCGAAAAGGGTGTATGTAGAGAACAAGCACGAGGTGTACTCCCTCAAGCGACTTATACCTCTTTCGTGTGGAAGATGGATCTACACAACCTCATGCATTTCCTTCAATTGAGGATGGATCACCATGCACAGAAAGAGATTAGGGACTATGCCACGGCTATTTATGATTTGATTCAACCCCTAGTACCCTTAACAATGGAAGCGTTCCAAGATTTTAGAGTAAATGCTATGCAGTTGACGGGTCCGGAGATAGAGGCAATTGCTGATGGTAAACTCATTGAGAGTCCAGGTGAAAAGAGGGAATTTGAAGAGAAATTAAAACGCTTAAAAATTAAATGTCCAGAACAAGTACCTTAATATAATGACTACCATCACCCAGATGTGCACTATGAAAACTCTAGTTGATCTGGAAATTATGAGACGTCCAGTAACTGCTCGTAAGTTGGGTTTCGTTCATTTAGTTGAACAACCCAAACAGGAAATTAAAACGGTACCAGCACTGAACTACAACGATATGGCGGTGGCAGAAATGGAGGCTGCGCGCCGTCCTCGCGCCGTAGCCAGAATGAAAAAGCTTAAAAAATTAAATGTCATTACAAAGTAAATGCTTGCAATTACAAACACATTCACCGTATTCGCTGCCGAGAAGAAGAACAAGGGGTTCAAGAGGTTAAGTAAGAAGATTCAGAAGGAGCGTGATGCAGACGTGAATAGGATCAAAGAGAAGTTCTCTGATATTTTTCGCGATGAACAGCGGCGTTTGAAGGGTTACTTCGAGGAACATAATAAGTTGATCAAAAAGGATGTCAAACCCACGAAGAGTGGTAAAAAGTCTATTGACTTTTACGAAAAGTAAGCCATAGTGTACATAAAATAAAAAATACATCTAGGGGTGGGTTATCCCCAAATCTCTCAGCCAGTAGAGCACATACCACGCTGTACTGGACGAGCCTAATTTCTTGTTGTGTTTTGATCATCGCACGTTTCATAGATCCCCTAGACTTTTGAAGACCTAATACACTTGTATTTATTTTACCGATGGTTCCAGGTATCTCTGTCGTCTTCATGAATATCTCACCCACATCAACAGATTCAATTATTTGTTGTTGAATGAGGGGTTCCAAGTATGTGAAGTAGTTAAAGTCTGGATCTAGTTTGAGACAAATACCTTCAATTGTGGAAAAAGCTTTGGCGAGGTACACGAAACTACTGGGTACGACGAATGGCTTTTCAATAGCGAGTTGTGTAGCAAGATCATCATTCACAATTCCAGAACCATCTAGGGTTTCCAAGTACCCTAAAATAGTTTCGAAGAACAATTCGATATCAGAAACATCTGATGACGTTGGAACTATCACACCTAATTTCACTAGAGTATCAACTATACCAGCTGTATCCCTCATGATTATAAACCCAAAAAGCTTTGTGAACCCATCCCTCAGTTCTTCGGAAAGTGGTACGAGCAACCCAAAATCATAAAATACAAGTTTTCCCTTGGGTGAAAAACCCAAGTTACCAGGGTGTGGGTCAGCATGGAAGAGGCCATTATCCATAGTCTGAATGACATACGAGTTAATTAAGGCTTCACACACTTTCTTCTTGTTCACCTTATTGTCAGTGATTTCGGTCAGTTTCACTGAGGGTACATATTCCATGACGATCATCTCATCATTGGAATATTTTTTGTAGACTTTCGGAATCTTTACCCAGTCAACATCTTTCATACTTTTTCGAAACTTTATAGCATTATCAATTTCTTGTATGTAATCCGCCTCTCCCAAGAGATACTCTATAGACTCATCAAGGACTAAACCCGAACTGTTTCCTGTATCTATACCAACTCGTTCTAGAAAATGTACAATGCCCCGAATATTATCTGTATCCTCCTTCATGATATCCACGATTCCCGGGCGTTTTAATTTTACAACAACTTTTTGACCGTTTTGGAGTACAGCCATATGGACTTGGCCAATACTCGCAGATTTAAATGGTACAGGGTCAAATTCTTTGAAAATGTCGTAGTCTACATCGGTATCAAACTCCACGGGAGGGACGTTATCTTGAAGAGATTCCAACTCTTTTGTAAATTCTGGTGGATAGAGATCCCCTCTCGTGGAAGCGATTTGACCTAATTTTACAAATGTTGGACCAAGTTCAAGAAGTTCATCTCTCGTCCATTTACCAAGTTCAGATTTATTTTGTACAGTGTAGTTTTTCCATAGAAATTTGGTGGCAAACTTCCATGTTTTGATTTTCCGATTTACTTTAACCGGGTTATTTTGTGATATACATAACATCCTACATTAGATTTACTTTTTATTTTTATCTTAAGTTACTTTATAATGAAAAACCTGTCAAGTTTCCTCGGCCCCTTGAGTAATCAAACTGAGAGAACTATCAAGAGTCAACCAATCCTTTTTACCCTAATCATATTGTATCAGGGTTTGTTCTCTGGTAACGCCATCCAAATCCCTGAAAATCTCAGGTCACTCTTTAACAATAAGATATTCAAGTTTGTGTCTCTCATGGCTATCGCGTTCAGTGCGACTCAAGATATTGAGTACGCTCTCATATCAACCACACTGTTCCTCACTGTAATGTATCTCATCAAGACACCAGAGGAGCGCAAGACACAAGGTTTCATTTAAAATATTTTCAAACTATAAATGGCGCTCGCGAAAACTATGAGTCTCAATTTTGTGGCTATCCTACTTTTCACTCTCATGTATTTTACGGTTTCCAAGATAGGTGGTGAACAATTTAATGGTCTGGATAAGGAATCCAGCTTCTTAGATCATCTCTACTTCGCTTTTACTGTTCAGTCCACCGTTGGTTTTGGTGACATCTACCCCATCAGCCCTATGGCTAAGATGATTGTCATGGCTCAGCAATCTGTTCTCATTTTGGGCGTTCTCGAACTCCTCTCTGAGACTAAAACCGTTACAAACACTGTTCCATCTATGATCAGAAAAATGATCTAAACATAAATTAAATGTGGCAAACATTCATAATTTTGTATTTATCTTATCTCATCTTAGGTCCGCATTGGGAAACGCGACTCGTAGAAGGTAAAAAACTTAGAGTTGTTGAAAGTTTGACAGAGTTTGGAAGAAGGTCCATCTTCATTTCTTATGTGGCACTCCTTTTTGTTGCGTGGTTTCTTTACAAACCCAGTATATCAAGTTTCGTAGGTGCTCTCACCATGACTGGTGCAGCAGCAGCTGGGTTCTATCTCAAGTATGGAAGAGAGACGATCCCGATGCATCTCTACCTAGTCTTGTTTGTCATCTATAGAGGTATGAAATTCATGAATACACAATTATGGTTAACCCTAGCCCTTCTCACCTTTTATACGTTCACACACGAAAAATTATATATCGGCTAAAAGTAGAATGAAAGTTCATATAGTTGGAGCTGGTCCAACCGGTATGTCACTCGCTTGGGAAATACTCAGGTCAGGTAACCACGATATTACAATCTACGATAGAAAAACTTCAGCTGGTGGATCATGGTGGGAGCCCACTGAAGAAGTGAGAGATCTTCATGCACATCGTATAGTATTTGACAAAGCGTTTGTCAATACCCAAAGTCTTTTTGGGGAAATGGGAATCAAATGGAACGATATATTTGAACCCGTTCAAAAAGATATCTACGGATTCTTATTTCGTTCGTTGTCCCTAAAGGACTATGGAGCCCTGACATCCCTATCTGTTAGGGTACTCACCAAACCCCAAAAGTACAAGGGTATATCCCTCAAAGAAGCCCTAGGTCCATTGAGTGAAAGTGGGCAGCGTCTATTAGAGCATCTCCCCCTTATCATGGATGGTGTCACTTGGAATGTCATGTCTGCTTGGGAGTTTGTGAAAAGTTTTGATCACGTGGCTCTATCCAAACAGTATACACAGAGGGTCTCTGGCAAAGTGATGTGTGATGCGATGCAGAAGGCTCTAGAAGATGTTGGGGTGGAGTTTGAGTTTGAAAAAGAGTTGGTGAGTATTGAGTATATGGAGGATGGATACACAGCCGAATTCTCCGATAGAACCGTAATTGGCGATGGAATGTTATTCTTGTGTTTGGACAATAGCCCAGCCCTAAAACTTTTGGGGGACAACTGGGGTCCCGAAGCTGAAAAGAGGGTTCGCGAGAGTACCTATGGTTGTATAAATCTTTTATTAGATTTTGATGAACCCATAGAACTTAAGGATGATTTGGAAATTGCCGCGACAACAAAATTAAACCTCCAACCTGTCGTTCTTTCGGATGATAAGACAATTTCGTGTGTCATTTGTAACCTGACAGAAGATATTCTCACGACACCACCAGAAGAGTTGAGGACCCTCATACTCGGTGAACTTGACGTACCTTTACCTAGGGAGATGCGTTTTGGTTGGGGCGCGGATTGGGATGGGGAGCGATGGCAATTCTCCCAATCTTCGGGAGTTTTAAGCCTTCATGGTCAACTTCCCTTCTTTGGTAAGTGCCCCAACGTAGCGATGTGTGGTATGATGTCACCAAGAAACACCCCATACTCCAGTATAGAGGCGGCTGTGGAAGTGTCTAGATCTCTAAGTCATAAATGCTTTGGAACTCGGGAACCTTTGAATCCCCTTCTCCTCACACAAGTTGTGTCAATGACACTTTTAGTGCTTATAGTTTTAATTCTCATATATCGTAACAGAAACCTATGAAGTTTCTAACCAAAGTACATACACCCATGTATGACCACAACAACAAGAAATACATTCGTTTGGTCATTCCTGAAAATTGTACTGACATCGTAAAACGTATGCAACTCAATAAAGCATGGATGGTAAAAAATCAACATTTGGACGACCCATTAGATGGTAGGATTCTCACCGTGAAAGTTCCATTCCGTTATAGGAGAGTGATGTGCGAGGTCAAAGGGAGACCTATACAATCTCTTATAAAAGATGATGAAATTAAGGTTGAAATAGATTTCAAAGGTGTTTGGAATATTGGTAATTATAGTGGATTTTCATGGGTAATTAAATCATGTGACACGAATCACTAATCCATTCCTTAACTGTTGGATCACATTTGTCTTCCGTCTGCTCACATGTGTTTTCCATCTGCTCACATGTGCCTTCCGTCTGCTCACATGTGTTTTCCATCTGCTCACATGTGCCTTCCGTCTGCTCACGTTCGCGCAGTTCATTTTCATAACGCTCAAGTTTACGTATATCTTCATTAACTTTTTTCTCACGTTCCAAAATGAATTCTTCCCTCTCTTTGATAGCACCATCTGCACAACTTCTCAGATTTTCTTGTTCTTCCGTTGTCATAATACGCTCAATTCCAGCATCACGAAAACCTTTGAATGTAAGTAGACAACCTTCTAAACGAAGAATTTCATTTTTTTCATTGTTAATATCTTTCCGAATTTCCTCAATATGTTTCTCCGTATTATCTATATTGTCCTGATATTGTTTAATAGCGCTTTCAATTCTTGAAATGTTTTCTGAAACAAACACAGGATCTGACATTATAATAACATAAAGTTACTAATCTTTAATATAGTAAATGTTGACGCGAACTGGCTATCTGATAAACGAAGGACCAATTCAGGAAATTAAAAAGGAACTGACTGTAAGACCGCAGGTCAATGGGGATTACGGATTTCCTCCTCCACCTTTCAAAGTTTTCAGACCAACTAAGAATGGAGTCTGCGTTCCAAGATTCTACGGAACTTCTAAAGTTGGATACCCAAAGGAAGACCGAAGACCCGAACCGACTAAATCAAGTGCCAAGTTTGTCGGACAGCTCAGAGACGCAACCCACCAAAATGAGGCATTGGCAGCAGCAATTGAAGCAGGTCACGGTGTCCTGTCTCTGCCATGTGGGTATGGCAAAACGACGGTATCCCTGGCCATAGCTTGCAAGTTGGGGTATCGTACAATGATTGTTGTTCATAAACAGTTCCTCGCAGACCAATGGAGAGAACGTATCCAACAGTTTTGTCCGGGTGCAACTATTGGAATCGTCCAACAGGATAAGAAAGAAGTTAATTGCGATTTTGTGATTGCCATGCTCCAATCTCTTTCACTTAAGGAGTATTCATTCAGTGATTTTGATTCTATAGGAACTTTAATCGTAGATGAAGCTCATCACATTTGTGCAAAGGTGTTTTCTCAATCTCTATTTAAAATGTGTCCCAGGCATATTTACGGTTTATCAGCAACCCCAGAAAGAAAAGATGGATTGACAAAAGTACTTCATTGGTTTATGGGACCCACATTCTTTGCGATTGAGAGAAAAAATCAGGAGCAAGTTGAGGTATTCCCGATTACATACGAGTCGTTCAACTATAGAAACCCACCACCCTCGATGAGAAATGGAAAGGTTTCAATGCCTAATATGATCACAGAAGTTGTTGAAGATAGAAAGAGGAATCAAATGCTTGTAGAACTTGTGAAAAAGTCTTCAGCAGGTACCAGACAACTTCTAGTTCTAAGTGACCGTAGACAGCATTGTGAAATGCTTCATCAATGTTTCCCAAAGACTTCGGGTCTCTACATGGGTGGTATGAAAGAAGCTGACCTCCAGGCTTCTTCAAAGAAGAAGATCATCTTTGCGACGTTCTCGCAAGCACACGAGGGTCTAGACATCCCAACTCTAGATACAGTCATTCTAGCTTCTCCAAAATCGGATATTACTCAAAGTATTGGTCGTATAATGAGAGAAACAAAAGGTAAGAAAAATAACCCCCACATCTATGATATTCACGATCCATGGTCACTCTTCACAGCTATGTACTATAAGAGAATGAAGATCTACCGCCAAGGTGGTTTCAAAATCCACGGTAAACCAATTCAGGAAAAAAAGGAGGACTTCCCTCAGGGAAAGTGCCTATTTTTATAATCTGAACAACTATTAAATGTCTGGTGCATTAATTCAGCTCGTATCTAGAGGTGTTCAAGATGTTTATCTTAATAGTGACGAGGGACATTCCTTTTTTCGTATGAAGTTTACGAGGCATACAAATTTTTCACAAGCCCCAAAGTTTATAAAAACCGTCACAGATAAAGATCCTGTTTTTACTGTACCAGTTTTAGGTGATCTTGTAAACTGTTTATGGTTTGAAGGTTTTGAGAAGAACTCTAATGTTTCTTCGAATCTTCTTTATAACTCTACTATTGATCTCTATATCGGTGGCCAGAAAATAGATTCTCAGCATTATGATTATTTTGCCGATATATGGCCCAATTATCTCGCAGATTCGTGGACAAAGTCTCAAGAATTAACAAACAAGACAAGTATTTCTAATAGAAATTTTCAACCCCTCCATTTTTTCTTTTGTGATCATGGTGCATTTCTACCATTAGTGTCACTTGCACATCATCAGGTTGAAGTTAAAATTAATTTTGATCAAAGTAGTCTGTCTGGTTATAATGATTCACAAAAACGTATCAATGTCTATGCAAATTACGTATATTTAGACAAAGATGAACGAGAATCTATGGTGAAGAGACAGATGGATTTTGTTATCACACAGACACAAAAAATTGATTATGCAGTATCTAACGTTTTCAATAATCAAATAGAATCTGGTGGATACAATGACCTTGATATATCATACTTCAATCACCCAGTTAAATCTATATTTTTTGGATATAGTGCAACTAATATTGATCCTACGAATGATCGTTTTACTTTCAAAAACGCCGACATACAAATAAATGGAACACCTCTACTAGAAAATATGTCACCAACTTATTTTCATACCGTACAAAATTATTACAAGTCTAAATATGGTGTATCCGATTTTAGGGTTGATACAGAAGACCTTATGTATACTCGTTACTTTGCATATCACTTTGGTCTAAATGTATCAGACTACAACCCCTCCGGTAGCTGTAATTTCAGTAGACTCGATAACGCTAAACTTATATTACGTGGTGTGGAGAAAGGTGTACTTAGAGCAGACCAAACCGAAATATATGTATTCGCTGTGAATTATAACGTTCTCAGGATCAAAGATGGTTTGGCTGGAATTTTATTCGGAAACTAAAGTATAGATGGGTAGAACAGCTAGGTTCGAACAGATTTATGTTGCAAGTCTAGAAGCAGAACCCGTTGAATCTGAGACTCTCACAGGAGTTAACAGTATTCTAACTAGAGAGATTGAAGCAAACGAGATTAAACTCGTTGTTTCAGATGGTATTAAAGGTCGTTTAGCTTTAGCGAATAACACACCCGTAAAGCAATTCTCTGTTGGTAACAAACTTTTCATAGATAAAGATGATTCTATTGTTTTTAATCTTCAGGCGCAAGGTAACGCACAACGTTTTTACGTAGAAAATCAGTTGGCTGTGGGTACTAAAACTCCAACAAACGCATTTCAAATTAATGATGGTGCATCCAAAAAGGTAATTGTAGATTTGTCTGGTCGTGATCTTATGACAGTTAATGGTAACCTCGTTGCGACAAATGTTATTGTCAATGACAAACTTACTTTTGGATCAAATCTATTAATTGATGGTTTATCGTCCAATATCATCACCGTGAATGGTGGTATGAAAACGTCAAATCTGAGTATTGGTTCAAATGTAATCATATCTGATACAGGTTATGGTAGTGGTGAGTATCCAAACAATGTAGCTGTCTTGACAGGTAATGTTACTATTGATGGTGGTATGTATGTATATGGTAATACCCGGATGTATGGTAATCTTTATGTAAAGGAAACTGCGACATATGAACGTATCATAAATTTAGTTGTTGCTGATACAACTATCACTTTCGGACAGGGTAATGATGGCACGAATGATCCAACTCTCTTGTTTACACATGACCAAGACGAATCAAATGTCGCACTTGGTTTTAGAATTGGTGATAGAGGGAGGGAAATGGCTTTGTTCCAAACAACTGGTGGTCCATTAGATTCAACATTCACTGTTGATGATTCTCTGTCTACAAATCTTCATGTATTTGGTGACATCTATACATCTAACAACGTGGGCGTAGCAAATACTTACCCTGTTCATAATCTATGTGTAGGATCTAACCTTTTCGTTGAAGATACAGGATCTAACGTTTTGGAAGTACATGGAAACACGTACACTCGCGCTCTGAAGGTGGGGTCTGGTGGTATTTCGGTTGGAAATCTCCTCACTATGTTACCCGGTTCCGAAACACCTGTCATCATAAGTTCTAATGTACAAATGAACGCTTTACGCACAACGGGTACAGCACCAACTGGTATATCCAATGTGACACCTACTAACACTCTGTCAATAGGTACAAAGATATATGCTAACCTAACAGCTGCAAACACTCTCACAATTTTTGGTAATACCATGACAACAAATTTAATTACACAATCTATTAGTTCAACTTCCAATATAACGGTTCACGCTGACAGATATGGTGGTGATAATATTGTAAATCCACTTATCCTCAAATCTGGACCAACATCTTCAAATGTGAGCTCTATAGATATATATGGTGCAAGTACTTCTAACACCCATCAAAACATTAGGTTTAAAACGAAAAACCGGGAACAGATGAGAATTTCATCATCAGGTAATATCGGTATTAATCATACAAATCCAACACAAAAACTTACTGTATGTGGAAACGTTCACACACAAGGTAGCAATGTAGCAATGTTTGGAAATACATGGGGAACAACTGCAAACACATCTATGCAAATATTTTCAGATCCTATTGTTGGTGAAAACAAAGTTCAAAATATTGTTGGAAGTGGTAAAGGTTTAAATTTTTACACGAGTACCACACCCGATATGGGTACACCCAAACTCGTCCTATTGGAATCGAGTAATGTAGGTATAAATGTTACAAATCCAATTGGAAGACTTCATACGTCGGGTGGTAGTGTATTAATAAATGATCAAGTTACAAGACGTGGTACATATGTTCACCAAGAAACACCGATGGTGATCACAAATACATCACCAATCGTAAGTACTACTGACATGGGTCGTGTATTAGATTTGACTCGTGAAGGTGACGGTATAGAACACGGAGCACGAGCATCATTCAAATTGGGAAAACATGAGACCGCGGATGGAACTTCTAGAACACGACTTGATCTTTATTTAGCGAGTGATAACTACCAAACTGATGCCGATGTCATGACATTCCTGAGTTCCGGGAAGGTTGGAATTGGTAGCACACAACCCAGTGCATTTTTAGAGGTCATAGGTTCTGGTTTCGCAGATCCACAAGAAAACGGTATCCTCTTGCATAACCACGATGATGGTGATGCTATTGTGGCCATAGAAACCAAGTTAAATGTCGGTAATGCATTTACGAGTTATATACTTGAAGATGGTGGAGCCCTCACAGGTTGGTCATCGGGTGTAACAAAGGATGATGATTTTAGAATTACAGAAAATTACCGGAGAGTTTTGGATTCCTCTGCAACAGCTCTCTTCATAAGTAGTGCACAACGTGACGTGGGTATAGGCACCGATGCACCTCGTGGTAAGTTAGAAGTTAACGGTAATGTTGTGATTGGACAAGAACTCACATTTAGTGGATTATCCGGGGATGAGTTTAGTAATACACGTATTATTGAGAGGCGGTATACCACAGATCAAGCCAGAAATGAATTGGTTTTGTTTAAGGGTAATAATAGTGGTTCATCCGATGATGGTCCAGATAGAATTAGACACATCGCAGCTGAACACGTGTTCCAAACGTATAATACTTCTGGTGACACTTTTTATGGTGATAACGAAATCCTCGCAACTATGGATGGTCAAACCAACAAACCTCTCACAATCACAGATCTTGGAAATCCCGGTATAGTTGTAATCGGTGGTAATAGAGATACAGCCAAGAATAGAGAATCCGGTACTAGATTAGTTGTGAACGGTGATATTGAGTTCGATGGCGGTGGTTCGTTCAAGTTATCTGGTTTAGAATTTTCTACCAGCGACTTGGGTTATAACATTATCAGAAATGTATTGGATGGTGCTACACGACGTCCACTTACATTTGTTCACGAAGTAGACAGTTTAACTGATACAGAGTTTGCTCGGTTTGATGAAAGTGGGAGATTAGGTTTAGGTACATCCTCGCCAACCTCCAATATACACGTTTATGACACAACACCCGGTGATGTGGATATCATGAAACTTCAAAGTATTGGCGATCCCGATGATCCAGACAAAAGTGTTAATATACAATTACGTACAAACGATGGTGAAGGTGGTTTCGTTTCGGTATTCAGTAACGTTGATAATAGTACAACGGGACTATCTTTAGGTGTAGCTAACGTCCAAACAGGGGGTATCACAACATGTCTTAACCTTGTTAACACAAGTAACGTTGGTATAGGAACACCCTCACCCGCTCGGCAATTACATGTTGTTGACCATAGAAATGCACTTCTTGGTGGTACAGCGGTTATGAGGGTAGAAAGTATAACTTCAAACGCTAGTATAGAGCTAACAACAACTGGTGGAAGTTCTAATATTTATTCGGATAAAACCGGTAATGTATATATTCAACCATCTTCTCCAGATGAACCTGTCACAATTGTAAAGAGTGCTCTTTCAGTCACTGGTGCACTTGAAGTAGGTGGAAACATTGATTTAGGGCAAATTTCTGTAGACTTGGGTGGTCGGGCACCTGCTACAGATCTTGAAATTGGTGGTGGTAGTATCATAGGCTCCAACGAGGTTTCTCGTAAAACGTATTCCAAGACTTTCACTGTGGCGGCGGGTAACGCTAAAGATATTCAATTAATGTTTGGAAAAGGGTCGTTTTATGCGAGAGTAACTGCAATTCTGAGGAGAACAGATGCTGCAGAAGTTGGTGATCCGGTAGGAGGTGCAGTGAAAGATATAAATACAATGATCCTTGATTTACAGGGTGGTAATGGAGACGAAAGCCAACCATCTTTAGATATAGAAGAAGGTGGATTAACACTATTTGGTGGTACTAATAGTTTTCCTTGGGATCCAATTGTAGAGTATGGCCAGAGAGGTGTGACTCTGACACCATACAATACTGACATTGATAGAGTTTATGCGTATGACATTTTCGTAGAATTAACCACTGCGTGTGGAGGTAAACTCGAAAAAATAACACGAGGTCTTACACTTGCTGGCAATCTTGACAATGGTCTTGGTGGTCAGACAGAGATTACAACTTTTAACTACTAATCAATTTTACCATTCGGGGGAGACCCGAAGGTAGAATCAATTTAAATTATGCCCTGATGGAATCAGAGACGGCTAAAAATAGAACGCCGACAATGAAAGCCATGACGACGTAATTACACTCACTTTCTTCTAGACCAATTTCTGACTTGACCTCAGCCTTCTTTGTGACGACGGGCTGTTCGCGTCGTGTAGGAGGTTCTAGTTCCTCCAGGGGACAGTAACCTATCATTTATACTTTAGTTAGAGATTAATTTCAGTCTTCTTCTTTCGGCGGGTTCTTTTTGGTTTGGAATCACCTACCGAAACCTGTTTAACCTCACCACCCGTGGATTCTCCTGAAATAGAGACAATGTCGGAAACATCGTCATCATCCTGCTCAGGTGGTGGTACAGAGTTACTGGTAGACATGGTCGTGTTCATAGGTGGAGGTGGTGGCATCATCACACCACCCATAAGACTGGATATATCTAAGCCTGGACCCTGCATCTCATATTGTCCGGTGCCACCTACCGGAGCGGTGTCAGCTGGACCCGATGGGGATCGGCTCGTGTTCTGAACTGCGGACATCATATTCTTTACTAGGTCTGGGTTCTGCTTGAGAACATCATTCATATTGGGGAGAGCGCTCTTGAACATGGAGTTTGTGAGGTGGAACATCATAGCGGAACCACCAAGCATCATGATAAGCTTGACCTCAGGGGCAACGTTGACCTTGGATCGGTACTTCACATAAAGCTCTTCAAAGACACCATCATAGTCATCAACATTCTCCATGATAGACTCAGACCAACCCTCAAGTTGAATTTCAAATGGATTGTAGCGTTTGTTAAGGAACTCCAACCCAGTCACACAAGCCACTAGCATACGACGAGAAAACCGAATAGACTGTTCAACATCAATGCTATAGGTAATTCTCTTAACTTCAGTGCGAAGATCCTCAACGCTAGAATAAGCATTGAGTCTCTTGTTCACATTAAATCCCTTTTTCTCAAGACGACCCAATTTATTAAGAAGATCACTCTTCTCTTCATCTACGGATTTGTATCCCTTGGAGGGTGCCTCTTCATTCTGAAGTCCGGATCCTTCATCGGCATCATCAAAAAACATTGGTTCATCTTCACCATAGTCAACTTCTTCATCCACTTGTGGCTGAGTAGGAGCCGATTGTTTGTTTGGGTTGACAAAAGCATCCATGGACTCTTGGTGCTGCATCTGGGGCTGATGCGAAGGGGGTGCTCTACTGGTTACAGGGCGACGCACAGGCTGAGGACGAGAACTAGAAATTTCAATTTCATCCATGAGGGCCTGTTCATCGGCATCTAGTTTCATAACATTAGTGCTTCCACGATCAATGACAATTTCTTCGTCCATCTACTCTCTATATGGAAACTATTAATTAACCTTTAACGCATTTTCAAAAAAATATGTCTGTACATTATAAATGTATACCCTCAATCGCGCCAACCGGAATGCTCTCGTAGCTATTTTCAGTCTAATTGCCGTGATTTTTGTACTTGGTATCTTCAAGACTACCAGTAACTATCAACCTAAACCAATCGTCATCAAGACTGTTAACGAAGACTCCCTTTTTGACCTTGATCACCGTGTTGAGTGTGCTCCTGGTAATGCCATGGGTAGCCCTTACACCAAGAGCCTTACTCCAGGTGGCCTCTGTGGTGCCCAAAAAGTTGTGTCTGAGCAAGCCGGTTATGAGATTGAGGATGGAATCGGTGGATCTTTAATCTAAGCTATTATAAATGGCTTTGGTTACTTCTCCCCAAACTATTCCAGATCTTGATTATGAATATCATGTCATAACTGTTGATTCCATTGGTCAAGACAGTGCTAATACTTTTACCTGTCACCTTCAGCAGCCCTTAAAAAATGTAGTTCAGGCTAGACTCCTCGCCGCTCATATTCACTCCAACGTTGTCACAGAACACTGCTATGTTTCTGTTGAAGAATTGGATACCATCTTTAATGATCGTGCCTCTAACGTTCTCACGGGTCAGTCTCACATGAGTATGTTAAGAGGATCTTTTGCGAGTATCGTTACAGATAGTACTACTCACGAAGCTGGTAACTCTCTTATCAGCTTTAAGGATAACTACCCCATTGTTAGTCAGTATGTGAATCCAATCCGAAGAATTGATCGTCTCAGTGTTACGATTAGAGATCAAACTGGTACCACTATCAAAAATTCCACAGATAATGGTGCCAACTTTTTAATTTTTAGATTTGTGTGTAGAAAACCAAACTTGTAATTTTCTCCCTTTAAAGTAGTAATAAACATGTCTTCTGGTATTGTTCAATTAGTAGCAATCGGTGCCCAGGATGAGTACATCATGGGCAACCCGGAGATATCGTTTTTTAATTCCACGTTTAAAAGACACTCCAATTTTTCACAATCCGTTGAGAAGCAGACGATACGCGGAGATGTGAAAAATAACTCGATGTCAAGTGTTCAGATTGATAAATCTGGTGATATGCTTGGCTATATTTACCTCACCATAGACGATACCAATCAAGCTATGGACACTTCTCGTTGGGATCTTCTCATCGATAAGGTTGAATTACTCATCGGTGGTTCTGTAATTGACAGTCAGGACTCTATTTTCACTGAATACATTGCGATAGATACATTCGCTCAAAACGTTTCTAGATCTGCGATAGGTACACACCCAGGTGTGAGTGCGCGTTCTTATTTCTACCCACTTCGTTTCTTCTTTTGTGAAGGACCACAATGTGCATTACCCCTTGTGGCTCTAAATTATCACAACGTTGAACTAAGAATTTATTGGGGACCACTCGCATCCGACTACAACTTTGAAATGTATGCAAACTATTACTATCTAGACAACGAAGAGAGGGGTAATATAGCTACCCGAACCCACGATCTCCTGATTACACAGGTACAAAAAAATATACCAGGTGGAGAGACCACACAGGATCTTATATTCAATCACCCAGTTAAATATATCGCGTCATCCGATACAACTACCGATGGCGCCCTTACTTCACCAACAAATAAAATTAAATTGGTCATAAATGGAGTTGAATTAACCAATTATAAATGGGGTAAACCCCACTTCATAGATGTTATGAGTTACTATCATACAAACTTTGTAACCTCACCAGACTTCTTCCTCTACCCTTTCTGTCTCATGACAAGTTCTCTACAGCCAACTGGTACACTCAACTTCAGCCGAATAGAGTCAGCCAAAATCATGAGTGAAACTATACCCATAAATCACACAATTTATGCAGTCAATTACAATATCCTCCGTATACAAAATGGAATGGCGGGTCTTCTCTACGCAAATTAATTTACCACTCTATATTAAATGGTTAAGAACTTACCTACAGTAGAGAGATCTACTCAGATTAGGTTTGGTAAGCATGTACCCGAAGGCCCGGAACAAGCAGAAAATACAATCATTTTTAATGCGAGTAACGATTCATTTCCAACAGAATATAGTAATGCTGTATATTTGTCACCAATCAGAAATAGGACTAATTATACAGCTCCGGAGATTGTACTTCTTATGTATGATAGGAACACAAAAGAAATTACCGAATCCGGTGAGTCAGCAAATGCTCTTATCGGCGGTTCAACTCTAGATACTGTAGTAAATCGCTCTAATGCCACATCAAATACTGCTCAATTCATAGGTGGAGGTATGTTAGATAATGGTGTAGCATTTGTAACAGACTCAAACATCGGTATTTCAAACTTACTCCCACAACACACCGTGAGTGTTGGCTCAAACCTCTACATTGATGATGTGGGTTCAAACGTGCTTGTCGTTTCGGGTAACGTAGCCATTTTAGATAATCTCGTAGTTGACGGCAATCTTCGTGTAAACGGGGGTGCCACTGTGATCTATACAGAAAATATTGCGATTAGGGATCCTCTTATTGAACTTGGGACAAATAACGGAGCGAGTGATACGACCCTTGATTTAGGTATTTTGATGCACCGTCCAGATGCACTCTCAAACGTTGTTATTGGTTACCGAGAGGACACCGATGAATTTGCTTTAGCTTATACAGATGCGAAACCAAGTGATTACACATTTACACCCAAAACTGATGAAGACATTAACGTTCATGTCTATGGCCTCACCCACGTTGATGCTAATATTTACGCGCACGAAGATATCCTTGTCACTGGTAATACCTATATCTCTGGTAATGTTGTAGCCTCCAAGGACTTTACTCTAAGTGGTAATGCTTATGTAACGGGTAATGTTGTAGCCTCTAAGGACTTTACCCTAACTGGTAACGCCTATGTGAGTGGTAATGTTTC